TCACCGCCTCGACGGAGGCGGCAGAGCTTGTTCGACGCGGCGCGCGAGCTCGCGGAGCTCGTCTCGTGTCTCGCGGCCGGTGGTCTCGATCGAGTCGAGGCGCGTGAGCAGGATCGCGATCGTCCGCTCGGTCTCGAAGCGCGCGGCGTCGACGCGCTCGACGCGCGCGGTGAGCGTCACGTGGTCGCGCTCGAGCGTCGTGACGCGGGTGACCATCACGCCGTACGTGACGGCCGAGCTCGCGCCGGCGGAGAGCAGCGTGAGCAGGATCGCGACGGCCCACCCGGGCAGGTTGAGTCCCTGATGCATCGAGTCGCGTTCTCCCCTCTGCCGCGGCTCGAGCGGCGCTCCGCGCTCGCCCGTCGGGGGTCGGAGTCCACCGTTCACGTCGGCGTCCCCTTCCGCTGCAGACCTCCGATCGCGCCCGCCGCCATCGCGCGGCGCTCCTCGGATCGGCCGGCGTCGCGGCCGGCGTCGTAGAGCCGGCGCGCGATCGACGTGATCCGCTCGCGGCGCGGATCGTCCTCGGCGAGGCCCGCGTCGATGCAGAGCTGCTCGCCGAGGATCACGACGAGGTCGAGCGACTGCGACGTGCGTCGCGAGCGCGGGCTCTCGGGTAGCGTCGGGTCGTCGGCTCCCACGCTCGCAACGTGCGCGGCCGCGGGGGCGAAGAACGGAACTTCGTGATCTTCACTGCTCGCGCGAGAGTGAAGAGCTCAGTCCGCTCCGACTTGCCCGGAGGCGTCGACCGCGTCGACGGCGAACCGCACGCTCGCAGGCCACCCGCCCGAGCGACGCAGCACGAATGTCCGCACGGAGCCCTCCTGCGTCAGCGAGCTCGCGCGGTAGCGAGGACCGAACGCGCCGGCGCGGAAGACGACCTCCTCGAGGCCGAGCGACGCGTACAGCGCCGACAGCACGGTGAGCACGAGATCCGAGTCGGTGACGCGCACGGTGATCGCCGCGTCGCGTGTGATCGGCGTGCCGGGAGCGGGATCGAGCCACTCGATCACCGGCGCGGGACCGGGCGACTCGGCGCCGCCAAGCACGATCGCGAGACGGCCGGGCACGCTGTCGATCGGCTCCGCGACGTACGGGTCGGGCGCGGACGCGAACGGCCAGCCCGAGGATCCGTAAAGCGGTGCACCAGGGAAGTCCGCCACGTCTCACCTCAGAAGAGCGGCGCGACCGTCGCAGGCCACGGAAACGTGAGCTGACCGAACTGGATCCGCGCGGCGCCGGAGGTCGCGAGGCTGTAGGTATCGAGGTCCGCGCGCGCCGTGTTCTCCGCGGTGAATTCCTGCAGCACGCCCTTTCGCTGGGCGACCCCTCCGGTGCCGTCGCTCACGAAGACCGGCGAAAGATCGTCCTCGCCGCTGTACGGACTCTGCCCGCTGTACGCACCGAAGGACCCGGGTGTGGAGCCGCCAAGTGTGGAGACCGCGGACGCGCCCGAGAGCCCCGCGCGATACCATCCGCGAAGAGCGGAGGTCACACTGACCTCCCCCGTGCTCGTAGTCGCGACCCACGGCTCGCTGTCCGCGTCTCCTACGGTGCCGTCGTAGGGCGAGAGGAGCGGTAGCACCGCGAGGTATCCCCCCGCGGCGCCGCTGGGCGTGGTGCGGATCACCATCCAGAACGCGTACACGTCTCCGCTCGTACCGAGCGGAGACGTGCGAGCACCCATGTGCACCCGCACGCTCGTCGCCGTGGTCGGGAAGAAACTGGACTGATAGCCGCCGCCCGACCCAAGGATTTGAAGCGCGCCGGACGCGGTGGGGACGGTGGCGCCGGTGCCCCCCGTGAATGCCTGCCCGACGCGGCCGAGCCAAGCACGCAGCGACCCTGGCGTCGTCGAGCGCTGCCAGACGAAGTCGCGCCCGCCGTCGGGATCGCGGAAGTGTTCCCACGCGGACGTGTTGTTCCAATCCCCGAGCGAGTTGCGCGTTCCCTTCGGGCTCGTTCCGTCGGAACTGCCGACACACGTCCAGCCCGCTGCGATCAGCAGATCGCCGAATGCGATGAGATGCTCTCGGTTGTCGGAGCGCACCTCGTTGACGTCGAACTCCCAAGCTCCGTCGCTGTACGTCGCCATCGTCGACCTCTCAGACGAGCGCGAGCTTCACCCGCACGCCGTAGATCACGACGTTGTGCGAGTTCCCCACGGGCGCTTCGAGCCGGAGGGACGTGACGCCGCGATCGGCGCTGAAGACGAAGTCGCCGTCGCTCCACGGGATCGTCGGCCACACGCCGGTGTGCGTGTAGACCGCCTCCGTGTCGTCGAACTCGTTGCCGGTCACGGTCTGGTCGACGGTGATCAGCGTCTTCTCGTTCGCCGAGCTCGCGACGACCGGATCGTAGACACGACGCTTCACGACGAGCGTGTCGTCGGCGCTGCCGGCGTCGACGAAGCGGCCGCGGAGCGCGACCTGAAAGAGCCCGCACCCGGGCGGGGCGAGATGCGAGAGCGGGATGTCGACGATCGAATCCGGCGTCATCACGGCCGAGAAGCCCGCCGGGTTCACGAGCGCATCGATCGCAAGCGTGACGGTGCCGGCGATCACGTCGACGTGACGCGGCGTCGGCGGCAGCCAGAACGTCTTCGTCGGCGCCGTGATCAGCCCGATCGTCTCCTCGGGCCACCCGAGCTTTGACTCGAGCCACGCGCCGCGGTTCAGGAGCGCTTGGTACGCCGCCTCGATGTTCGCGCGCTCGACGAAGTCGGTGCCCTCCGGGACCTCGACGTCGGAGCGCGTGACCGCGGGAGTCAGGGTCATCGGCACGGCTTCACCTCCTGCAGCAGCTCGATCACTCGATCACCCGCTCTTCCAGCTCGTCCCAGGTCAGTGCGAGGGCATCGAGCTCGTCCCACGTGAGCTGCAGCGAATCGAGCACGTCCCACACGGGCACGACGCCGTCGCCCGGGTCGACGATCGTCGACAGCAGCACGTGCGCGGCACCCCACGCGCGCGGGATCGCGACGAGGCGCGCACGCTCGTCCTCCGAGAGCGGCAACGGGCTCGCGGCGAAGCGGTAGACCACCCACGCGCGCGCCCACGGCCCGAGCGGCGACGCCGGTGTCGTGACGCCCGCCTCGCGCGTGATCGTCCCGTCGCCGGCGAGCCTGTACCGCACGCCTCGCGCGATGTAGACGTCGACCCCTTCGATCGACGTTCCGAGGTCCGTCCCGAGGAACGCGCGAAGCTGCTCGAGCAACGCCCACGCGCTCCCGCGCGTGCGGTGCGCGGTGCGCCACGTGCGCAGGCGCGCCGCGAACGCGGCCGCGGTCTCGCCGGTCCCGCGGAGCAGCACGCGGTCGGCGCCGATGCGGGGCAGCGCGTCCTCGCGCGACGCGCTCGGGTACCGCAAGCGCACCGAGGCGCCGTCGCGATCCGTGAGGACGTCGAAGAACTGCGCGATCGATCCGAGGTAGCCCCAGCCCTTCGAGCGCGTGAGCCACGGCGGCAGGAGCGGGCGCAGCCATCGACGCCACCGATCGCCCTCCGCCGCCGGCGGTGGCGTCGGCGGGGTCGGGTCGTCGATCAACGGGTAGTCGGCTTCGCTCACGTCGACACCTGATGCGTGGTGGGGGTGACGGTGCCGAGCGCGGGCGCCTGCGACGACGTGACGGAGACGTCCGCCGCCGGCGCCGTGACCTCGACTCGGATCGCGGGCTCGCCGGTCGCGCGCTCAAGCGCGGCCGAGATCGCCGCCTGGATCGCGGAGACGTACACGCGGCCGGGCTCACCCGGGAGCACTTGGCCACCGATCGGCACGCGCGCGAGCCACGCCGAGAGCGCGAGTTCGACCGCGTCCTCGAGCTGCTCATCGGAGAGCGAGCTCTGCGGCACCCAAGCCTCGTAGGTCACCGCGATCGAGAGCTCGGACGCGGAGAAGATCCGCGCTTCGACGGAGAGCGGTTCGACCTGCGAGCGGATCGCGAAGGCCACGGCGCCGAGGTCGGTGCCCGGGTCCTCCGAGTCTCCGGGCACCGCGCCGCTTGCGGTCGCGACGTAGACGTCGACGTGTCCCTCGCCGTCGGCGACTGCGGCGATCCGCGTGACGCCGACCTCGGTCCCGTCCACGCGCGTCGCCGATCGCGCGATCGCGTCGTAGGCGTCCTTCGGACCGTTCGGCGACAGCGTCCCGAGCGTCGCCCGGCACCGCGAGCGGAGCGCCTCGTCGGTCTCCTCGTCGGCGCCGACAGCAGCGGTCGAGCCGTCGACCGTCACGCCCGACAGCGGCGTAACGAGCTCGGAGATGCCGTCTTCGGCCACGCTCGAGGCGGAGCCGAGCTCGATCGCGACGACCGGGATCACGTACGTCCCAGCCCCCGAGATCGTGTAGGGCTCCGAGTTCCGGTACGACTTGCCGTTCGCCGGCGCGCTGAAGATCAGGTCGCCCGGATCGCCGGAGTAGACACCGACGCCCGCGTTCACGAGCGTGACCTCCGACGCGGCGAAGGTCCCGAGACTCCGCTCGACGCCGTAGACGTGGCGCGCCGTGAGCGTCAGCCAGTCGCCCGTCGCGGTCGAGAGGAACGCGCTCTTCGCGAGGAGCGCCTGCACAGACGAGAACGCGCTTCCCAGGAGCGCGACCGCGTGGATGATCGTCCGCGCCGCGCCGCCCGGCTTCCACGCGCTCGTGACGATCCCGTTCGCCTCGAGGTACGCGTAGATCGCCGCGCGGCACTCCGCGAGCGTCAGCGGCCGCGCGAGCTCATCGACCGTCGCCATACATCGCCTCCACGAGGACCTCGGCGTCCGTCAGCCGGAGCACGAGCTCGAAGCTCTGACCGTCCACCGCAACCACGCGCGCGCGGCCCGCGATCGTCCGGGTCGCGTCGTCGTAGACGAGCCGCAGGTCGACCGTGTCGACGCGGTCGTCTCGACGCCACTCCGCGCGCACCGCGCCCTCGATGGCGCGGAGCTGCTCGATCGTCGTGCCGCGGCCGAGGTACTCGCGGAGATCGATCCCACGATCGGGAGCGTCCGCGAGCGAGCCGCGCGGGGTCTGGATCAGCCGCGCGAGCGACTCGCCGATCACGCGCACGCCCTCGACGTCGCCGACGTCCGCGCGGAGGTCCTCCACGCACGAGATGTCGGTGCCGTACCCGGGGCTCGTCGCCGGTGGCAAGTACTCGCGCTCGACCTCGGCGAGCGCGGCCGCGAGCGCGTCTCGGACGACGTCGCTCATGGCTCGACCCTCACGATCGAAGACCCGGTGTCGTAGGGCGGGGTCGTCGGAAGCGCGGTCGCCGGAGGACCCGACGTGCCGCCGCCGGTCGATACGCCGGAATGCGTGTGGGCGGCGGTGAACGCTCGCAGCGCCTCGAGCGCGCTGTCGACTCGCGAGGCGAGCGCTGCGAAGTCGCTCGGCGACGTCGAACCGAGGCGCACGGACGGCGCGACGATCGCGGCGCTCGACGACGCCTGCAGCTCGAAGGACGTCGGCACCCAACCGACGCCGTCCTTGCCGGCGTACCCGACGACGATCGGACGCGACGGATCCGCGTCGACGAACGCGACGAGGACCTCGGCGCCGTTCGCGAGCTCGGCGTGCGTGCCCGCGACGCCCGGCCAGTGCGAGATCGGGAGCAGGTCCGGCAGGCCCGCGAGCGGCGCGACGCGCTGGCACTCGACGCGGTCCCCGCGCCGGCCGACGACGCGGTAGCGGTAGACGCCCGAGAGACGCTCTGCGAGGAGCTGCTCGACGATGCCGCGCACCGCGTCGACGAGCGGCGAGCGAGTCACTGCCGGATCGACCCACACGCGGACGCGAGCCTCGTCGGCGGTCACGTCGACCTCGAGGCCGACGATGCGCGCGGGTGCGTCGAGGCCGTCGACGAGTCGAGCACCGACGGCGATCGCGGAAAGGCTCCAGGGCTGGACCGTCAGGTCGACGGTGCGCACCCCTCGATCGACGACGAGCGCGAGTCCCGGCTCGACGTCGGGCAGCTCCGGCCGATCACCGACTCGCGTGACGCCAGCGAAGTCGACCCACCACGCGCCACCGGTCGCCGCGTCGAGCGCGCGGGACGCAGGCCCCTCCCGACGCGTGTAACCGGGCCCGAGACGCGTCACGGGCGCCGTCGCCGGCCACGCCTCGAGCTCGGCGCCGCAGTCGCGCGCCGCGTCCTCCGCGATGACCCGGGCGCGCACGCCCTGATCGTCACGGTACGCCTTCTCGGCGATCCACTGCGACCACGCCGCGCCCCCGAGGATCTCGAGACGCAGACGTCCGCCGTGCGTGCTGCGCCCGATGATCGTACCGCTGACCTCGAGGTCGTCGACGCGCGCCTGCACGGTCGAGCCCTCCTCGGCTTCGACGACGCGCGGCAGCACGACGAGGAGCTGCCACCGGCCGCGGCGCGGAACGGTCAGGGTCGCGCGCTCGGCGACGACGTCGTCGACGAGGACGATCATTCTTCGCCACCCTGCAGAGCTGCGTCGACGCGGGCCTCTGCCGCTGCAAGCCTGTTCAAGTTGCCATCGCGGACCGTCCGCAGGGCTCGGATGATGTTCTGATTGATGGTGTTATCGGTGCGCTGCGCGACTGCCCCGTCGGCCGCGACCACGAGCGGTGCCGGACGTCGGTATTCGATCCACGCGATCGCGATCGCCCACTCTCCCGAGTCGCCGACCTTCTCTGCCTGGCCGACGTTCTCGACGACGGCTTGGGTGATGCCGACGTCTTCGAGGATCGGGTGCCACACGTCGAGCGCCTGCGGTCGCTCTCCCGTCGGAGGTCGATCGACAAGCGGACGGAACTCGTGCCATGCGTCCCAGTCGGCCGCCTCGATCAGCCGGAATCGAGTGCGGAACCGCGAAACGTCGAGACCGCGAAACACCGCGCGCGCGCCTTGCAGCGCGTAGCCCTTGCGGATGTCCCAGCGGCGAGGGCTGCCGGCGCCGCTGATCTCGACAAGTCCCGGCGACTCCTGTCCCGCGACGAGCAGCTTGTCGGTCGGCTCGGTGAGCGGACGCCAGGCCATCACGCCACCCCCGCGGATCGAGCGGCGTCGAGAAAGATCTCTTCGACGCGCGCACGGAGGTCGTCGAGCATCGTCTCGGCGCCCGAGGTCTGCACCACGACGTCACCGACGACGATCGAGACCCGCGGAGCCGCTGCGCGATCTGCCTGCGTGTCTCCCCCTCGCGTCGACGACTCGCCTCCCGACTCGGTGCCTCGAGCGCGAGGGGGAGGAAGCAGCGGCGGCTCGACGAGCTCGGCCGCGGCGCGACTCACGCTCGGCGCCTCGCGATCGATGCCAACCTCGACGCCGGCGCCGAGCTGACGACCGAGCTCCGCGAAGAGCCGCGAGGGGGATCGGATCTGCGCGCGCTCTCGCGCAGCGCGCTCAGCCTCTCCAATCACCGCGGCCGCGGCGCGAGCCGCAGGCCCGGCGCCATCGAGAATCCCCTGCGCAAGGCCGAGCGCGACGTCGAGCCCCTGCTTCCGCATCTGCCGATCGAGGTCGTTCACGGCGCCAAGCTCGGTCAACCCTGACAAGCCGTCTTGCAACGACGGAAGACCATCGAACATCGTCGAAAATGTGTTCTCGACGTCCCGAGCGAACTCGATGATATCCGCGAAGCCATTGGTGACGCTGGTGCGAAACTCCAACCAATCGTTTTGCATCATGAGCATCCCGATTGTCGTGCGCTCCACCGTCACGCCCATGCCGTCGACGAAGCGAGCGAGCGACAACGCACCCTCGTTCCCAACGGACGTGAAGATCTCCGCAAAGGTCTTACCCACCTCGTTGCTTCGACTGAAGAGGTTCACGAACCGAGACAGAGATTGAAGAAGTGGCTCGATGTTTATATCGCGAAACAAACTACTGATGTTCGCCTTGAATCGTCGCCACAGGCCGTCGGTCGACGACATCTGCCGCTCTGCGAGATGCCCGTATCGCCGCTCCGTGTCGTCCGCGAGTCGCCCGATGTCTTGACCCGCCCGACCCGCCGCCGCGGCGGCGTACACGAAGCTCCGACCCCACTGCTCACCGAGAGCCGCGCCCTTCGTCGACGCGCCACGTAGCGCCGCCTCGAGCGCATCGCCTCGAAGACCCGCGCGATACGCGGCGCGCGCGTACCCCTCGAGCTCCTCCCGCGACGCCCCCGTCCGATCTGCGACGGCGTCGATCGCGTTGCTCATGTCGCGCGCAGTGCCGGCGGCGTCGCGGGTGCCCCCATGCACCCGCGCGAAGACTTCGAGGCGGAGTTTCTCCGCGCGCGTCGCTTCGGCCGCCGCGAGCGCGTAGCGCCCGAGCGCGGCCGCGCCCTCGACCACGCTCGACACCACGGCTACAACGGCACTGGCGACCGCGAGCGCCCCCGTCGCCATCGCGCCGAGATTCCCGAGGGTCGAGAGCGCGGAGCGACCGAGCCCTCCCACTCCCGCCCCTCCGGCGGCACCTGCCTCGCCGACCCCTCCGAGGGCGCGGCCGCTCGCTCGAGCGGCACCCTGCAAACGCGAGAGGCCCGAGGACTGCCGCTGCATCGTCGCCTGCAGCGTCGAGAGCTGCCCGCGGGTGCCCGCCATCTCCTCGCGGAGCGACCGAAGCGACGTGCGCGCCTCACCCGCCGGACCCGAGATCCGGTTGTCGAGCGCGAGCGTGAACGTTGCGGAGTCAGCCATTCGAGGGACGAAGTCGGAGGCCGTCGAGCGCCTCGGCGAGGGTCAGCGCGGCGTGGAGCGCGCGCAGGTGTCGTTCGTCGTCGAGCTCGTCGGCTCCAAAGAGCACGAGGAGCGAGTGAGCGGTGACGCCGAGGTCGTCGCGCGCGCGCGACCTCAGCTCCCGGATTTTCCCGCGAGGTCCTTCGCGCGACCGTTGGCCAGCGCCTGCACCACGTCGGCGATGCGATCGAGGAGCGCGGGGTAGTCCTCGAGCAGCGAGTCGAGCTCGGGCCCGCGCGGGTGCGCGACGCACGGGTACGCGAGCTCGGAGACGAACGCGGTCTGGTAGCTCCCGCGGTCGCGGAAGCGCGCGTAGGCCGCACGCGACGGCGCGGTCACGATGATCACGCCGCGCGGGCCTTCGATCGAGGCCCACCGGTCACCCGGGAGCCCGTGCTTCGCCTCGTAGGCGTCGAGCACCTCGAGGTCGCGGACCTCGCGCTCGAGCGCGGCCGCGGTGGTGGTCGAGGTCCTACGCTCCTCGCGCGCGGCGAGGAGAGCGGCCCGGCGGCTGGCGAGGTCCTCCATCACGGCACCTCGGCGAGCGTGCGCTCGTCGCGGACGATGCGCTCGATCCAGAGCTGCAGCTCGTCCGCCGTCGGATCGGTCCCCTCGGCGGGGCTGCCCGAGTCGCCGACGATGTAGCAGTTGCGCATCTCGACGGTGTGAGGCGGGAGGCCCTCCTCGCCGTACGAGACGACGATGTCGAACGGCGTGTCGCCGTACGACCCGCGCCCGTTGTCGAGCGCTTCGCGGAGGCGTGCCGCGGTGTCGGTGTGGAGCGTGACGCTCCCCTCCGCCGCGTACTTGCCCGTCGTGACGCCGCGCGGCCCGCGCTGGGGCGCGGTGCCGTAGGCGGCGGCGCGCTCGCGCGTGTCCGAGTAGTTCACCGCGGTCACGCCCACGAACACCTGATCGCGGGCGCGGATCTCGACGGAGCCCCACGAGAAGATGTTTCCGTTGACCCGGAGCGGATCACCCATTGACGGCCTCCACGGTGAGCGAGGGATTCGAGAGCGAGATCTCGAAGTTGATGAACTCGGCGTATCCGAGGGGTCGGATGCGGCCGGTGAACGTCAGCGTCTTCGTCGCGAGCAGGTCGTCGTCGCGCGAGACCGCGAAGTCGGACCCGCTCGCCTTCGGCGTCGCCTCGAGGACGGCGCGAAGGATCGCGCGGCCGCCGAGGTCGATGGCCTTCGCGTCTCGCTCGAGGATGCGACCCGTCGCGCGATCGATGCGGATCGGCTCACCGAGTCGGCGGATGAGGTACGGCCGGACCGCGGCCTTCGCGAGGTTGATGACGCGCCGGTACGGCGCGATCGTGAAGTCCGAGCCCGCGGCGGCGAAGATCCGCGGCCGCGTGACGTACACGCCCGCGAGACCCTCCCACGTGCGGAGCGTGACGAACCGAAGGTCGTCGAGCCCGGGCGCCGCGTCTTCGTCGTGCGCGATGCGCGCGCCGCTGTCGTCGTAGAGCGAGCACGGCAGCGAGCCGAGGTTGACGCTGAGGAGGTTGATCTCCTCGCTCACGCGGGCCTGCCGCGGGATGACCACGTGGCCGACCGGGCGACGGTACGCGCGGCCCGACACCGACGAGGACACCACGGTCTCGTCGACGCAGAGCATCGCGCTCGTCGAGGCCTTCGACGCCCATGCCGACGACAGCGCCGCGAGGTACTCCGCCTCCGTCTCTTCGGGGTGGCGGACGCGGACGCTGCCGGCCCACCAGCGATAGCGACCACCCTCGCCGGCGCCGACGACGCGCAGGTCGATCGCGTCGAAGATCGTGGGCGTGATCTCGGTGGCGAACGCGACGAGCTCCCACTCGGCCTGGTGAGCGAGCAGCGCGTCGAGCGCGTCGGCGATCGCGGTGGCATCGCTCGTCGGCGCCGTGGTGCGGAAGGCGATGCGGTCGCCCGCGGTCAGCGTGCCCGCGGCGATGTCGACGGCGAGGTCTTCACCCTGCGCGCCGATCGTGAACGCGGTGTCGGTGCCGAGCGCGAGGGTCGGCGACCACGTGCGGCCGCCGTCGATCGACCAGCGATACGTGATGCCGGCGACGCCGCGCGTGCCGCCGGTGAGGACCTCGACGATCACCTCGTACGCGTCGAGCGGCACGGGCGTCTCGTCGACCGTCAGCACGGCGGTGGAGCCCCCGTCCTGCTCGATCTCGGTCCAGACGTCCGCGGGAACGTCCGCGTCCATCACGTACGCGCCCGGCGCGCTCGTCGCCGAGCGCACGAACAGGATCGGGAGCCCGTAGCGCGCGATGGCGTGCGCCGCGAGCTCGACGGTCGGGCCGACGCCGAACGCGGTCCGCAGCGCGGTCACGCGCCCGACCGGCGTCGGAAGGTCGACGGACCCCTGGCTGCTCGGACCGATGATCGCGAGAGCCTTCTGGCCCCCGCCGACGACGCCGAGCGCGCCGTCGAGCTCCGTGATCGAAACTCCGGGGAGCGCCATCGCTCACACCTCCTCGTCCGTCGAGATCGACTCGCTCGCGATCTCCTCGCCCTCTTCGCCGAGGTGCACCACGCCCTCGGCCCTCAACGGCCCCGTCTCCGCGGGAGCCACCACGATCCCGCCGGCCTCGAGGTCGGGCGGGGCATCCGGGATCACTGCGTCGAGCTCGAGCACGACGCGCAGCAGCGCCCCGTGACGTCGCTCCGTCCTGCGGGTCTCCCATTCGGTCGACGAGACCCGCACGCGGCCGGGCATCGCGAGCATCGCGCCGCGCACCGCGACGTCGTAGAGCGCGCGGGCCGCGCGGTACTGCGCGAGCTCGTCTTCGGGCGCGCTCGGATCGTTCGCCTCGCACTCGATCGTCACGAGCTCCCGCAGCGTCGCGAGCGCGCGGTAGACGCCGTCACCGCTGCTCGGACCGCCGGGAGCGATCTCGCCAACGCTGCCGGATTCGTCGCCGGGGATCACGGCGATGCGGCGACGCTTCAAGCGCGAGCGCGCGGGGGCACGCCAGCCGAAGACCACGTCGCAGTCGAGCGGACCCTCCGCCGCCACGCGGGCGACGAGCGACGTGTAGAGCGCTGAGACCGGCCACGTCACGCGGAGGCCTCCGTGAAGCGCTCGAACACCCGCTTCGCCGCAGCTTCGAGCTCGCGCTGCAGCTCAGGCGTGATCTCGGTCGGCAGCAGCTCGCGGGTGATGCCGCCGCGAGCTCGGCCGAGATGGTGCAGCACGAGGTGCCGCTTCGTCAGACGCACCTCGATCCGGTCGCCGCGCACGACGACCTTGATGGCTCGATCGGCGCGCTCGAGCGCGGCCGCCCCGTCCTGCCGGCGCGCGATCGGGTCGCCGTCGGGAGAGCGGTTTGCGCGCAGCGCGCCGCGCACGTGGGCACGCAGCGTCTTCGAGAGCTCGCGCTTGAGTGCGCGATCGAGCTCCCGCTCGAGCTTGGTGAGCTCACGGATCTTCGCGTCGACCACCGCGATCGCGTCGCTCATGAGCCACCGCCTCGCCGGTCGTCTTCGCGAGCCGCGGCGGCCTGCACGTCGTGCCACGCGTACGGCGACTGCTCGGAGTACCCGAGCGGAGCTCCACGAGCGATGCCGGAGGCCTCGGGAGTGCTCTGCCGCGGCGGGAGCTGGAAGAGTCCGGTCTCTGAGTTCGCGGCCTCTTCGACCTCTTTCAGGGTGCGCTCGTAGTCCTCGCGCACGAACTCCATGTCGACGTCGCTCGCGTCGACGCCGTGGCGAAGCCAACAACGCATCGTCACGAGCGTCGTGAGCCAGAGAAGAAGGATCTCGGGGTACGGCGCCGCGAACGGCGTCACGTACCGCTTCGCGAGGCGGGCATCGAGCCACGCGCCTTGCTGCAGGATCTGCGTGTCGATCCATCCCGGCGAGCGCGCCTCGAGCGCGTCGAGGTACTCGCTCGGCATGTCCGAGCGCGCCGCGAACGCGTCTTTGGTGAGGTACGGCATGGATCAATCGGTGGCGGAAAAGACCCGGCGCGCGCGGGCCGCCACCCGCGCGCGCCGGCTCACCTCACCTCGCGTCGACGCGGAAGAGCAGGTACGGATGACCCGGGTGCGCGACGTTGCGACCCTGGGTCGTCCACTGGAGCTGACGAACGCGCTCGAGCTCCGCGTCCGTCTCCGGGCCGTGGTACTGGATCGAGAAGGCCTCGCGCTCCGAGTACACGACGCCGCCGAGGCCGTCCGTCGCCGGCTCTTCGACGCCGACGTAGTAGGTCGTGTCCGACCCACCCTGCGCCGCTCCGAGCTCGGGGCACTCGATCGGCACCATCCCGAGGTACGAGGTCAGCCCCTGCACGTCGGTCGCGTCGATGAACTTCGCGTTCAGGATCTTCGACGCCGCGGGCATGAGAGCCGGCGGCACGAAGAGTCGCTTGGCGCGCAGGTTGCGGGAGAAGCCGCTCGCGGCCTTCAGCCCGTGGATGTAGGCGACGACCTTCGCGAGGTTCGCGAGCGCCGTCTCGTCGGCGCCTCCGATCGGCGCCGCGCCCGGGTAGGCGCCGCTCGGCGCACCCGTGAAGAGGTTCGCGAACACCCCGTTCCGGTTGTTGCGACCGTTGACGAAGTGACCGGACGCGTGGAAGAGCGCGAGACCGTCGTAGGTCGTCGGGTTCGCCTTGATGACGTCCGCGATGACCTTCTGCGGCCAGTAGACTGCTTGCGCGGTGACCTGCTTCGTCCAGTGCGTGAGCACGTCGAAGCCGTTGCCGTCGACGTCCTCGAAGTCTTCCTTCTTCACGATCAAGCCCGCGTTCGCGACCTTGTTCGTGAACTCGGTCCAGAGCTGATCGATCTCGTCGAACGCGATGGAACCACCGCCGTGCGGCGCGCTCGAGTACTCGAGCGACGCGCTCTCGACGAGCCACGCGATCTTCTCGCGACGGCCCTGCGACTGGAACTGCCGAGCGACCTTGTCCCACCACAGGTTGCGGGTCAGACGCTCGGAGTCTTCCGTGATGATCTGCGACATGCGGTCGCGGATCTCGATCAGCGTTTCGTGAGTCAGGATCATGACTCAATCCTCCATGTTCGTGATCAGCCTCAGCTGATCACGAACTCCGGCCCGAGGGCGATCATCGTTTGAACCATGACCTGGCCGTCGGGCGCGAGGCCCCAGCACAGGCCGAGCGTCGAGTTCGCCCCGGTGTCGTCGTCGGTGGTCGCGACGCCGCCGTCTCCGAGGTAGACGAGCGACCCGATGTCCGCGTCCGTCGGGTTGTTCGGCGCATTCGCGGCGGGGAAACGAGTGAGCCAGAGCGGCTGGAACAGCCGCACGCGCACCTTGGCCGTCCCGTCGCCCGTCGCGTCCTCGTCGAAGCGACCGATCGCGAACAGCGTCGCGATGCCAGCCGCGCCCGGGACGAGCAGTCCCGTAGCCGTGTTGATCGCGGCGATGCCGCCCTTCGTCGCGACCGCGTCATCGGTGAGCGCGATCTCGACGTACTGCGTGGCCTGTTCGACCTTCACGACGCACCTCCGTCGGCGACGGGAACGTTGATGAGGATCTTCGAACCCTCGACCTTGACGCCGCGCTTCTTCGGCGCGCCGCCCATGCGCCGCGCGACCTCCGCGCGGAGCTCCTGACGTGCCGGCGTCACCGACGCCTGCGAGCTGCCCCGCGTCGCCGGGACCTGAGTGGTCGCCGCGAGTTGCTCCTGCCGCGAGGGCTGGGCCGGGATGTGGGCGAGCGCCTTGCGAGCGTCCTCGACGCTCAGCGAGTCGAGCCAGCGCCGGGTCTCCGGCGCGATGTCGGTGCGCGACGCGTACAGCGCCGCACGCTCGCGCTGCTCTTCGCGAGCGCGGAGCTGCTGGACCTCGCGGGCGAGGCCGTTGACCGCCGCCAGCGCACTCGACGCGACGGTCGCGTCGGGGTCGGTCGGAGGCGGCGGAGTCTCGCTGCTCGGCGGGTCGTCCGCGGGAGGCGGCTCGTCCCCCTCGAGTGCTGCGAGGGCGGCGCGCGCGCGGCGCGCCATCTCTTCGTCGTCGCCGTCCGCCGCAGCGCGGAGGGCGTTCATCACCTCTTCGTCCATTTGCATTCCCTCCGCCGCCGGAGCGGCTGTGGTGACGTGCTTCAGCGACGCCACAAACGCCTCGCGGCGTGCGACACGGTCGGCGAGCGCCACCGCGACGGCTTGCTCGCCCACGAACACACCCGCTTCGAGTCGCAGCACCGCGGCCGCATCCCCGATCGGGCGACGCGTCGAGACGTGCTCAGCAAAGACGCGCGCGAGGTCGTCGATCAGACCTTGCCGCGCGGCGATCGCCTGAGGGGTGACCGGTGCGTGCGGAGCGCCGTCGGCCTTGCGCGCACCGCTCGTGATCAGCGACCACGCGACGCCCATCGCCGCGTCCATCTTCGTCTCGTCGACGAGCGCGTCGATCACGCCGATCGAGCCGAGGATCGCGGCGGGAGAGACGACGATCTCGTCGCACGCGCACGCGAGTGCGTAGGCTGCGGAGCACGCGGAGCCGCTCACGTACGCGACGAGCCGCGCACCGCTCCGCTCCGCGATCTCGCGGAGCGAGGCGCACGCCTCGAGCATCCCGGCCACCTCGCCACCCGGCGAGTCGAAGTCGAGCACGATCGTGCGAGCCTCTGACGCGATGGCGGTCCGCACGTCGCGAACGATCGCTTCGTAGGAGTCGCACCATCCGCCAGCGTGCGCCTCGAGCGGACCGACGACGGCGAGCTCCGCGACGCCGTCGACCACGCGCACGTCGCGCGTGGGCGCGTCGACGAGGAGGAACGCGCCGAACGCGCGTGGATCGAGCGCTGCGGGTCCGCGCGGCAGGAAACGACGGCGCGTCATGCGACCTCCGACACGAGCCGAAGCGCGGGGGCCGCGGCGGGCTTGCGGATGATCGGAACGCCGAAGTGCTGCGCGATGCGGTCGACGTCGACGGACGCCCCGTGCGGCGCGAGCGCTTCGTCGAGGCCCTTGATCGCCGACGAGACCGCGACGAGAGCGTTCGCCTCGCTCGCGAGATCCTTCGGAGGCGTGACGTCCCACTCGACCGCGGCCGCGTCGTCGAGCGCTTCGTCGCCGAACCGACGGACGATGAACTGCGGAAGGATCTGCGTGTTGACCGTGTGCGCGAGCTCGTCGGCCGTCGCCTTGATCAGATCCGCTCGGATCGACTTGTGGACGTCGGCGTTCGCGAAGCCCGTGCCGCCGGTGGTCGTGACGACCTGCCCGGCGATCGAGATGATGAGCTCCTCGTTCTGTTCCTTGATCGTCGCGAGGAAGCTGTCGGCACCGCGTCCGTTGCTCTCGAGCAGCCGGACGTCGTAGCCGGGCGTGAGAGCGAAGACCGTGTTCACGCCCCACGCCATGACGCGGCGAAACCAGCTCTGCCGATGCGCCTCGTCGGCGCCCACGGGAGCGACCGCGACGCGCGCGGGGTTGGCGAGCTTCGCCTCCCAGTTGTCGCGGTGCTCGCGCGCGTGGTCCTTCGTGATGAACGCGCGCCCGACGCTCCGCCACAGGCCCGCTTGCCACGGGGCCATCCGTCCGCCCGGCGTGTGGAGCACCCATCGTCCGTCGCCCGGCGAGATGGGGAGCAAGCCCCCGATCGAGGCGTAGTACCAGCGCCCCTCGTCCCAGCGATAACGCAGGAACTCCGGGTCGAGCCGCACGAGCACGGGGTAGTCGCGGCCGACGACGGGCACGAGCTCGCCCACCGAGACGCCCAGCAGCACACCGTCGGCGGCCATCTGCGCGAGCTCGTGAGGAGGCGCGAGCTCGTCGAACGTCGAGCGCGCGGCTCGAGGATCTCGATCGAGCGCGGTGACGATGTCGTCTCGCCCGCGGAAGCGGCGCGGCAATCGCACGAGGCCAGCGGTCCGGGTGGAGAGCACACCAGCGACGACGCCGTCGGTGCGCGCGGCGCGCATGAGGCGGGCGGCCGTCGAGAGGTCGCCGGCGTCCGCCTGAAAGACGGCGTGCTCGAGGTCGTCGAGGTACCACCGGGTCTGAGACCGCGGGACGGGCTGGACGGTGCCGCCACGGCGGATCTCGCGCACCTCGCGCTCGAGGTCCTGCACGTACGTGCTGACACCGAGGAGCGCGGCGACGCGGAGTCCGAGACGCTGGCGAAGTCCGACCACGCACAGAAGGTGAGCGGCCGCGTTCGCGAAGAACGGAACTTCGTGATCTTCACTGCTGGCGCGAGAGTGAAGATCAGGTTCGCCAGTACCGCCCGGAGCCCCACGACGCTCGCGCGATCCCGTAGTTCCGCTCGAGTGCGAGGCGCGCGCGGGGACTGGGAAGGCTCGCGCCGGAGGCCCACGACGACACGCGGCTTTTCGCGACACCGCAGCGCGCCGCGACCTCGACGCCGGCCGTTCGCTGCAGCACCGCGAGGAGCGCCCGGCGCCCCGGGTTCATCGCCGCTGGCGCCACGACCGGCGGCCTCCGTACGGATTCAACGCGGGCGCGTTGTCGTCCTCGTCGTCGCGAGCCGCCTTCGACGCGGCCGCGTCCTTCTCGTCCGCGGGGTCTGCGTCACGGAGCGCGGTCGGCTCCCAACATGCTAGCGCGAGCGAGTCGAAGCGATCGGGCGAGCGGCCGAGCTCCTTCTTCACCACGTCCTTCGGGGTGACCTTGAGCCGGCCGTTCAGCGCCGGCTTCCATTCGAGGATGTGCAGCTCTGCGGCCAGCCGTACGTCCTCAACGATCGCGCCGCCGGCACGCACCCACGACTCGAGCGACGCGACAAGCGCGTCGCGCTGGCGGTCGTAGATCATCGGGTCACGCGTGGCGCGGTCGCTCGCGCGCACCCCGACGAGCTCGAAGAGACCGGGGTGACGGTCTCGGTGAGAGCGGAGCGCGCCGTACAGGCTCGATCCGATCGCGCCCTCGCGGTCGACGACCACCACCGGTGGCGCCTCGCGGGGGCGGCGATGCTTGGCGAGCACGGCGAGGATCAGCGCAACGTGCGCGTCGTCATCGAGCCCTCGCTGCGTGAGGAGCTCGAGCAGCTTCTTGCCGCGGCGCACCGTGACGCCGGTCTCGTCGCCGGTGCCGCTCGCGCCGGCGGGATCGATCCCAACGTAGAGCCGGGAGTACTGATCGGGATCCTCGGGCACACCGCCGTCCGGCATGTCGTGCCACCGCTGCTCCGCCTCGGTGATCGCGTGGACGGAGAAGATCTTTCCGTCCTCGTTCAGCGCGAACTCGCCCTTCACGCGGACGCGGTAGATCGGCGAGTCCTCGCCCCACTCCTCGCGCTTCTCGTCGACCCACTCTCGAGTCGCGAGCCCCTCGACCACGATGCGCCCCTCGACGACGTTGGGCGTCTCCTCGCTCGAGATCTGGATGGTGCGGTAGAGCGTCTTCTTCCCGTGGAACGCGCGAAAGAACTCTCCGTCGGTGCGCGTCGGGTTGCTGAACATCACGATCCGAGCGCCACCCGCTCGGTTGCCTTCGATCGCCTCGAAGATGATGTCGGGAACGCCGCTCGCTTCGTCGATGATGTAGAGCAGTCGACGCCCCGAGATCCCGGCCACGGCCTCGGCTTCCCTCGCCGTGAAACCAACGATCTCCCGGAAGTCTTCGCTCTTGAGCCCGGTCCTCGCGAGCTCGCCGATCTTGCCTTCGATCAGCGCCGAGTGCGGACAGGGAACGGGCATCAAGCCCTGCGGGTCTGCAGCCTTGCAGGCGACGCACTTGCCGCCGCGTGCGCGCATCATTTGCAGCTCGCGCCACAGGATCTGATCGACCTGCCGCGCTGTCGTCGACGACATCACGACGCGCGCGTCCGGGAACGACGAGTAGTACCAGAGCGCGATTCCCGCGGCGGTGTGGCTCTTCGAGACCTTGTGCCCGCTCGCTACCGCGAGCCTCGGTGAGTCGCGCACGGCTTCGATGATCTCGACCTGTTTCGACCACGGCTCCACGCCGAGGATCTCGCGAAAGAAGAGCACCGGATCTTCGCGGTACTTCGCGCTCGGCCAGCGGATGCGGCCGCGAGCCCCCTTGGCTTCGCGGAGCGCCGACTTGAGATCCTCCACGAACGTGAGCCGACGATGCGCTGGCTCTTGCCGACGCCGGCGGCCTACCTCCGTCGCGATCGCCGTCGTCATGCGATGGCCTCGATCACCGCGGCCTGCGCGTCGGGGAAGGGATCGAGCGCGGCGACCAAGGTGTCGCGCATCCGCTTCCACCCGGGATGGTGCCGGACGATCCAGTCCTCGAGGTGGAGCTGCTCCTTCTCGAGTCGGGCCTGCAGGGTGAGCAGCTTCGCGATCGTGTCGCTGAGCTTGAGCCGCTCCGACGGCATGAGCGTCGGCCCGAGCGTGGTCTTCAGCTCGCGCAGCTCGCGGAGCTCCTCGCGCACCTCTTCGAGCGACGTCGCGCCGGGGCGAACGGTCGTCGTGATGTCGCGCTCCGGCGCCGCCTCGAGCGCGGCGTGCGGCACCGTCGACCACGCGAGCGTCGGGATCCCGAGCTTCGTGGCGATGGTTGCGCGCGCGGCCTTCCCCGGCGTCTTCGTTCCGTGCCGGTAGTAGGAGACCGAGGCCTGCGACACGCCGAGAAGCTCCGCGAGTTCGGTGTTCGACTGCTCGAGCGCGGCGAATCGCCGGTGCCCCTCGCTCGTGAAGACCGGTGAATCCGGCGGCTCGGGCACGTTCACTGCCGGCTTCACCGGTGAAGCCGGCGTCGAGCGCGGCTTGTGCGGTTTTTTCGGAGGTTTGCGCGAAGCGGTCACGAATCTTCACCCCTCAGAATTTTCGGCCGACTCGCCGGAGTATTTTTTCGGGTCCCCCTGGTGTTGCGTCCCCCAGCACTGTCGGACCGGGGGGTCTGGCACGACTCGTGTCCATCACGCCTTCCGTACGAAGACCAACGGAGGGGTGATGAGCGGGGTGAGCTCGGCTGCGGAGAACACCCACGGGTTCGGTGGAGACGAGAGCGTGATGCCGGTCCGACGGATCACGCTGCCGGGGTTCGGCTGTACCGCAGGGTTCGTGCCCCACCCGCCGATCTCGATCGCGTCCGACTGCGCATGCACGCGCACGGTCGGATTCGAGTCGTGGGCAATCCCGTACCAGAGCAGCGGATGCGCGTCGATGTCGGGAAGACCCGAGGTGACCTCACGAAACGCGAAGGTCGCAGCGTCGAGGTTCCCCGAGTCCCAGAGAAGCGCGGACGGCCAACCGTCGGAATCCGGTGTGTAGATCCAGATGCGCACGTTCGCCGAGGCCACGCCCGACACCACCTGCACCCCGATCGAGTGCAGCGTCCCGAAGAGGGTTCGTCGGAACCGCGGCGCGAGGTCGACGCGTCCAGCCGCACCAGCGAGCACCCCCGTCCCCGCAGCCTGTCCGCGGCCTCCGAGTGCGTAGTAGCGACCGGCGATCACCGCGCCGATCCAAGGCACCGTGCCATCCTCACCAGGGTCGCCCGCCGCGCCGGCGGGCCCGGTGGGCCCTTGCTCACCCTGCGGTCCGGCGTCGCCCTGCGGCCCTTGCTCGCCCTGCGGTCCCGTGGCTCCCGCCGCACCGGCGTCGCCCTGCGGTCCTTGCGGTCCCGCGGGCCCTTGCTCGCCCTGAGCGCCCGCCGGCCCCTGGATGCCCTGCAGGCCCTGCGGACCTTGGACTCCCTGCGGTCCTTGCGGCCCCGGAGGCCCCACGAGCGACGTGAGCCACTCGCTCTCCGTGCCGACGAAACCACCCGCGACGGCGACCTCGTACGCGCTCGCGCCCGCGGGACCGGGAGGTCCGCCCGGATCGCCCGGCGGACCCTGCGGGCCTGCAGGGCCGGTCGCTCCCGCCTCTCCTGCAGCGCCGGCGGGGCCCGGAGGTCCGGGCGGCCCCTGCACCGCAGCTCGGAGCGTGGCGACGGTCTCGCGCGCGAGCACGAGACCCGTGATCGGATCAATCAGTCGAACGTGCAGCGTCACGGCGTCACCGGCTCGGCGAGAGAAACGTGGAAGGTCTCGCTCCAGTAGCGCGAACCAGCGGCCGCGAACTTCACGTCGACCTTGAAGCGGCCTCGAGTCCACTCGGTCGTGTCCGCCTCAAGCTCGAAGACACCGCCGGCGGGGTCGATGAGCGTCGCGGCGAGCTCGTGGAGCTCGCTCTCGCCCGCCGAGCTCTCGAGGCGAGCGGCGGACGTCACCGTAACGCCCGTCAGGTCGACGACGTCGTCCCCGCTCGTGTGCGTGCACTGCAATCGCAGGATCGTCCCTTGTTTCACATTCAGCACCGAGACCTCCTCAAACGCGATTCGGTGGGTTCCGAACCAAGTCACGAACGAACGGACCGACCCACAGCGGGAAGGTCACGACAGCGCACCCGAGGTGCAGCCAGAAGAACGACCGTCGCTTCGATCGACGTCTCACACCCACCTCCCGTTCGCGTAGCGGAAGGCTCGGCGCTGCGCGCTCGTCCAGCGTGCGAAGATCAGGCTGTTGAACATCGAGCCGGGCGCGATCACACCCGTTTCTGGGTCGACGTAGGCGACGCGTCGCGCGGGCGCGAAGACGCGAAGGCGGCGCGCGAGCAGCGCGTGCGACCACCTCGTGTTGAGCGCGTCGGGAAGGACGAGCGTCGCCTCCGGCGCGTGCGCCTTGAAGCGCGCGCGCGTCTCGTCGAGCCATGCACACAGCGCGGTGATCCACGGCTCGATCGGCCGCTCCTTCGACCACGGCGGATTCGAGAAGAGCGGCACGTGGGGCCACGCTGCACTGAGCCCGTCGTGACCGAGCCACCGCCCCTCGACGTCGGCGCGTGGAGCTTCGGGCGAGAAGAAGTACTTCGCGTGCGTCGGGTTGTCGGGCGCCGTCGCAGGGTCGAGCTCGAGGCGCACGCCCGCCGCCCGCACCGCGTCGAGAAGCGGGGGCGGCGTCTGCCACGTGCTCTTCTGCGTCGGCTCCGCCAGCCTCACGCCTTCTTCGCCCCCTTCTTCTTCGTCGGCTTCGTCGGCTTGGCCTTGCGGGGCTTCTTCGCCGCCTCGAGCTCGGCGCGAAGAGCGGCGACGTCGACGCCGAGCAGCTCGAGCGCGCGGGCGCGGCACGGGCCGTCGGACGCCGCGTCGCGGCCCGTCGTGCGCTCGAGCAGCGCGACCGTGACGAGCCGCGCGAGCTCGGTGGGCGAGCGGTCTTCGATGTGCTCGGCGCGCGCTGCGTGCTTCTCCTCCGGCTCCCAGTACGCCGTGATCGGAGGACACTCGAGGTCGTCCAGCGCCTTCGAGCCGACGAGCTTGTCGACGGCGAGGAACGCGAGGATGCGAAGAAGCTCGATCTGTGCGCCGCCCTCGGGCCACTCGAGGAGCTTCGCTTGCTCGAGCGCGGCCGCGTGCGCGGCTCGCATCGTCGCTCGATCGAGCTTCAGCTTCGCTTGCTCCTTTCGTTCCTTCTCCCGGCGGCGCTTCTCCGCGTCGTCGTCCTTCGAGTCCGAGGCCTTCGACTTCTCGAACACCTTCGAGATCCGCTTCGTCACCGAGGTTGAGACGACCTCGCGTGGGTTGCCGTCTCCGTCGATCGTGACCGTGATCTCCGTTGCGGGGATCGGCGTGCCGAAGGCCTTCTCGTGCGCCTCCGACCACGTGAGCTCGCGGCCCTTCGACTTGATCCGCTCCCACCCGTTCTTCTTCGCGGGCTCGTCGGCCGGGACCACGTCGGCGGCAAGGAGCGCCGCTCCGTCCCAGACCTTCCCGGAGTAGTGCGTCGCCTTCACCGCGAGCTTCTTCGCAACCTTCGCGCCCTCGGCCTTCCGGCGCGCGGCGAGCTCCTCGAACCACCACGCGTTCTTCCGATCCCAGCAGCTCGAGTCCGTGCAGCGATCGGTGGTGTCCGCGAGCACGTCCGCGAAAAGCGCCGTCTGCGCGCTCGAGCGCTTCGGGCACGTCGCGCACGCGACCGCGTTGACGGCCTGCGGCACGACGTCGAGCGGGAACTTCGCGTCGCGCAGCGCGCGCGTCTGCTGCTCGAGCGCGCGGATCACCCGGTTCGTCGGGATCGGCTCGCCCTCGGGCTGCGAGTCCGCGTAGCGCTGCGCCTCGACCAGCGCCGCCTTCTGCGACTCCGGCGACACGCGGGCGAGCGCGGCCGCAGCCTGCGTCGTGAGGAGTCCCGCCCGGAACGCGGCGCGGCCCTCGGTCGAGAGGTCCGCGAGGCGCGCGAGCTTGTAGACGTGCGAGACCGACTTCTTGAGACGCGCGGCGCACGCGTCGGGCGTGAGGTGCTCCCTCCGCATCTTCGCGACGATCGAGTCGGCCTCGTCGAGCGGGTGCACGGCCTCGCGCTGCGCGTTGTCTTGGATCGCGATGTCGAGCGCCTTCGCGTCGTCGTCCGCGTCGCGACGCACCGAGCAGCGTGCGCTCGCGGCGCCGAGGATCTGCAGCGCGACGAGTCGACGCTCGCCGCCGAGGACCTCCCACCGATCGCCGCGAGGGCGCACGACCATCTCGACGAGCTGCCCGAACTCTCCGATCGACTGTGCGAGCTCGATCACCGTCGGATCGTCCCGCCGCACGCGCCCACGCGGGTTGAGCGGAAACGGTACGAGCCGATCGAGCGCGATCTCGATCGACTCCGGGGGCGGGCGGTAGCGAGAGGTCGCGGGCGCGCCGTCGTAGGACTCCCGCTCGAACGTCGGATCGGGGGTCTTCGCCTTGCGTGGCTTCTTCGGAGGTTTCGCTTCTTCGGTCGTGGCGGTCATCGGATGGCGGTCCTTTGTTCAGCGCCCCTCGGGGCGCGTGGTCGTCGGGGCGAGGCCTCGCCGCTGCTCGAGCAGCGCGAGCAACTCGGCGTCCTCGGGGCGAGCGAGAGCGGCGCGGAGCGTCGCCGCCGGCAACGCGAGACCGAGCTCACCCGCGCGCTCCGCCCAGAGCGCGATGCAGGTCGCTTCGGCCGCGTCGTCCTCGAGTTCGTGCGAGGTCGCGAACAGGGCGCGAGCGCGGAACTGCGCGGCCCGCTTCCACTCGGTTGTGGAACGAAAGCGGCTCCCCCCGATCACGCGAGCTCGCCACGTGCCCGTGTCGACGCGCATCACGGAGCTCGGCCGGATGCCCGCGCGCTCGAGCTCGGCGAGCCAGAGCCCCCACGACGCCCCGAGGCCCGCGGCGGTCTGAGCGCCGAACGCGCGGCGCTTGCGCCCCGCCTCTCCCTCCGGTTGCTTCGGGATCCGCCACGTCTCCGCGACGACCACGAGCACGCGCTGCAGGTCGCGAGCAGCGGAGAGCGCACCGGAAACTGCTAACTCGCGCTGCGAGGTCGTCTTCGCCGGCCCGGCGAGGGGAAGCGCCCTGTCGTGTGTCTGACCGCTGGGCGCGTGCACGCACCACCCGGACGTCGCGCCCGGGTCGATCGCGAGGATCACGACCGGCCACGGGCGCGTGGCGGTCGGTAGCCGACGTGCTCGAGCGCGCTTCACGACTCGCCTCCGAAGAGCGAACGCTGCGCGGGCGGCGGTGGCTCGGAAGGCGACTTCACGAGCGGCGCGGCCGCGCGAGGCCGCGTCGCCGCCGGCGGCACGAAGGTCTCGCCGACCTTGCGCACGAAGTCGGCGACGCTCGCACCGTCGGGCGCCTCGCGCAGCGTCCGCGGGAGGCGCGGACGGTCGTAGATCTCGACGCCGTCGGCGGGCTCGATGAGCTTCGGCGAGGGCGGGCGGATCGCGCCGGCGTCCCGACTTGCCGCTGCGGTGGGCTCGTCGACAGCGGACGCCGGCGCGTCCGACCCATGCGGGTGCACGGGGGCATCGGTGGGGAGCGACTTGTCGCCTTCGTCCGCGCCGCCGACCTCCGCGCGCATCGCGTCGGCGCGCTCGGTTGCGACTCGCTCGGCGAAGGCACGAACCGCCGCGAGCGTCGCGGCGGGGTCGGCGAGCGTTAGCAGGACTTCGCCCGCGTCGAGGCGCTCTCCGCAGCTCGGGCACGCGTGGCCGTACGCCCGCACGTCGGAGAGCCAGAGCACGCGCCACCCGTGCGGGAGCGGCTGACGCGTCCGGGCTTCGCAGTGGTCGCAGGCGATCATGTCCAGCCCTCCGCTTCGAGGCGCGCCGCCTCGAGCTCGAAGTACTCCACGCTGCCCGGGCGCGCGGGCCCTCGACGCTTCGGCGGCGCTGCCGCGAGCTCGGCCCACCGTCCGGCGTGGTCGCAGAACCGCAGCCACGGGTCGCTCGGCCGCGAGAGCGGCGACTGCGCGGCGAGCCACCGCTCGAAGTGCTCGACCTCGGCCTCGAGGCTCGGCCCGAGACGCCGCACGAGCTCGTCGGCCTGCAGGCGTCGGTGGTCGAGGAACGGCGCGGTCCCGGTCGCCCTGGCGACCGCGCGCTCGAGCAGCGCTCGGAGGCGAGCTCCGGTGAGGTCTCCGGGAGGGTCCGACGAGGGCTCGACGAGAGGGGTCGCGTCGCGCGTGCGCGTAGCGCTCTCTTCTCCTCTCATCTCATCTCTTCTCATCTCCCGAGCGGTAGTGAGTGATTCCGCGGGTTTGTCTTCGATCTCGTTTTGAGTTCGTTCCGAGTTCGTTTGAGGTTCGTTCTCGGTTCGTTTGAGGTTCGTTCCGTTTTCGAGCGGGAGGGAGGTCTGCGTCGAGGGCGGCTTCGGGGTCTTCTTCGACGCCCGCTTCGCCCCCTTCGGGGTCTCCTGCTCGTCCTCCCACTGGACGACGACGAGCCGCTTCCCGTCCCGGTCGACGACGAGGAGCTCGTGCTCAAGCAGGGTGCGCAGGTAGCCCTCGAGCACCCTCCGCTCGCCCATGGACGCCCCGAGGCGCTTGCCGAGCTCCTGTGAGAGGCGACGCAGCTCCCGCCCGTCGTCGAGCAGCGTCACCGTCCCGTCGTCGTCCGCGAGCTCGGCGCAGAGCACGTGGTACCAGGCCCGGCACCCCGGCCCGACCGCCGCGAACGCGCCGCGGGGCTTCCACGCCTTCCGCCACGGAAGAGAGCTCACGCCGCCCGCCCTTCTGCGGCACGGAGAGCCGCTTCGATCTCGGCGAGCTGCTCGAGCAGCTTCGCCTTCCGCTCGCGCAGCCGCTCGGGCTGCTCGGGGAGCGGGTCGTCGAGCCGCTCGGGTCGCACGAAGCGGAGCTCGTACTGCGAGCGCGCGCGGTCGGTGACCGCGTAGCCGATCACTCCCCGCCGGCGGAGGTCGCGCAGGACCCGGTCCGCGCTCGCCGGCGCCCCGCCCACGGCTTCGCGGAGCTCGGACGCGTGGAAGGTCTGCCCGATGCGCTCGAGCGCCCACGCGACGATGCGAGGCGCGAGCGCATCGGACACGCGCGCGAGCTGCTGCGACTGCTCGTCGGCGCGCTCCGCCCGTGCGGCTCTCTCGAAGTCGAGACCGCACTGGATCACGGAAGCCTCCATCGCTGGTGCCCCACCTCGAGCGACACGCGGAACCGCGCAGCGACCGACGCGAGCCAGAGCACGAGGGCTCGAAGCGCTCGCATCACGCGCGCGCGACGCTGACGTCGTCGACGATCACGCGCGCGACGTCGACGAGCTCGGGCGCGCGCGTTCATCGCGAGGCCCTCCGCTTCGCGGCCTTGAGGTTCGCGACGTCGCGCTGCAGCTCCTTTCGGGCGGCGAGCAGCTCGCGCTTTTCCTCACGAAGCTTGAGCACCCACTCGCTGTCGCGCGCGAGCTGCAGGATCCAGCGGATCGGATCGAGCTTCGCGTCGCAGGCCTTGCACCGCAGCTCGTGCGCCGTCTCGTCGACCACGACGCCCTTGCCGAAGTGCACGCAGTCCTTCGCGTGAGGCGGCCTGCGGCCGACGCGCTTCGCGACGTCGGGGCCGGCGCCACCGCCGAGGATCAGCTCCACGGCGCACCTCCCTCGTCGAGGATCCGACGAAGCGCCCGTGTGGCGCGCTCCTGCGAGTCGAGGGCCCGCTCGAGGTCATCTTCGGCGCGGCGGTACGCCCGATCGAGGTCGGTGAGCGCGTGCTCGAGCACGTGCAGCGAGGCGAAGCCGAACGCGACCGACGTGGCGAGCGACAGCGCGAACGTCGCGAACACGGAGAGGAACCCGTGCCCCGCAAGCCGATCGCTCGCGGCGACGTAGATCCCCACCACGAACGCCACGAACGCGACGGCGCCGAGCAGCAGCGCTCGAGCGCGCTCGCGACGGGCCTCGGCGAGGCCTCGACGCAGCGCGAGCACCGGCGTGGTCCCGACCGCGTCGAACAGCGCCTGCACGAGCTCGGGCGGCGCGTGCCACGGCTCGTGACCGCGTGCGGGCACGGGAGCACGACGAGCGCGCATCAGGCGACCTCCGCGTGGTGGTGGAGGCCCGCGAGCGGTGCACGTCGCTTCGCTGCGAGCACGGCGGCCGCCTCAAGCTGGCGCACGCGTTCCCGCGTGACACCGAGGAAGTCCGCGACCTCTTCGAGCGTCGCCCCGCCTGGGTGAGTCGCGAGGAAGTACTGCGTGAGATCGTCCTCGGCGAGCGGGAGCTCCTCGACGATGCGCGTGCGCTCGTCGAGGTCGTCCGGTGCCCACAGCTCGAAGTGCGCGTGAGCGCGACGCTGGTCTTTCAGCGAGCCCGACGCGGGCCGACCGCGCGGCACGAGCGCCCGCGGCTCAGGTGGGGGCGGCGGCTCGCACGCCTCGGCGAGGGTCTGTCCTTCGCGCAGTCGGCGCACGAGCTCGGCGGGATGCAGGCACGCGATCGCGGCCCACGCGCGCACCGCACGACGCTCGCCGCGGTGCGTGATCAGCGTGCTCTCCGTGACGTTCGCTCCCATCACACCCCTCCCGCGCGCCGAAGCGAGACCACGCGCCCGCGGATCGCCGCGCGCGCGAGCTCGCGGATCACGAGCAGCCCCGCAATCGCCGTCGAGGCCTTCGCTTCGACCTCCGCGCCTTCCTGCGCGTCGATCACCCCGTCCGCGCTCGCGCGCGCCCACGAGACGCACGCGGCCGCGCTGCTCTCGAGCGCCGTCGCCCCGGCCTCGAGGTCGCCGCGGCGAGGGCCCGACTCCGGGAGCTCCACGAGCGCCACGCCCCCGAGCTCGTCGGCGAGCTCGCGGAGCAGCTCGAGCGCGACCTCGCGCGGCATGAGCTGCAGGTCCGCGAGCGTCGGGACCTCGCCCGCGTCCGGGTCGCTCCAGCGGTGCGCCTTCGACCGAGCGACCGAGCACGCGGCCGCGACCGCCGTCTGCGTCGAGCCCGTCAGCGCGAGCGCTCGAGCGAACCACCGCGCCGCGCGCGTCTTCGCCTCCGTGCGCGCGAGCGTGCGCGCACGTTCAGTGCCCGAGGGGCTCACGATCGCACCTCGCCGGCACCCTCGACCGTCGGCACGCTGGGGAGGTGATCACCGCGGACCAACCAGTCGATCGAGACCTCGAGCGCGGTCGACACCCGCTCGAGCGCGTCGATGCCGGGCCGCATCCGATCGCCTTCCCATCGCCAGAGCGTCACGACGGGTACGTCGAGAAGCTGCGCGAGCTTCGCTTGGGTGAGGCCCTTCGTCTCGCGAGCGGCGCGCATTCGGCCGCCCAAGGTCAGCGCTTCCATGGCCTGCACGGAAGCATATACACCGACGCAACGCAAGAGGATGCATGTACTCCGTCGACTATTGCGTAGATGCAGGGTCGGCGGGAGCTTGCCGGGTGGTGACGGAATCCCTCGGCGATCGACTTGTTCAGGCGCGCACGGAGAAGGCGATCCGAGCAGCGGATCTCGCGCGAAAGCTCGGCGTTTCGCCCGTGACCGTATACCGATGGGAGAAGAAGGGCGTTGTCCCCGAGAGTGAGACCCTGGTGCGGATCGCCGACCTCCTGGAGGTGGACGCTCGGTGGTTGCTCTACGGAGAGTCCCGGCTCGAGCGAGACGACGACCCGTTCATCCGGCGACCGAACCTCGCGCGTTTCGTCGCAAGGTTCTCCGAGAAGTACTCACCCGCCACGCTCAAGGCCCTTGAGGTCCTCGCGTTCGATGGAGGGAGGGAGCCGAGCCTCGGGGACTACCTCGACGCGGCCGAGGAGTACGAGCAGCGCGTCGTCGCGAAGTGACGACTACGCGCGCGCGACGGTGACGCGCGCCCCGAGCCGTCTGCTGCCCGGCACGCACCACCACGCCTGAGCGAGCTCGCGGAAGTACACCAGGCGCCAGCGGCCGGCGTCGAGGATGACCACGGGCACGTCGGGGCGCGCGACGAGTGAGCGGGTGAGCATTCGACGCCTTCGACCGCGCGCGCGGGCGGTTGCGCGACTCATGCGGTCGCTTCGTGGACGCCGCTCGCTTCTTCGAAGGCCTCGGGCGTCACGAACACGAGCTCGGTGTCGTCGGCGCCGAGCTGACGCGGGAGGCCGGCGAAGTCGCCGAAGCGCGCCTCATTGCGAAGCCACGGCGACCGGCCCGCCCACACGATCCGCCCGCCCTTCCAGAGCGCTCCGACCGAGCTGACGACCGTCACGAGACGTCGGAGCGTTGCCTCCCACGAGAGTTCGTGACGCGCCCGGATCGGGGCGACCTGCCAGTCGTAGCGGCCGAGGTCCCGCTTCGCGGCGCGGTCAGGGATCACGAGCGCGTTCGCGATCCCGTTCGCCGTGGCCTCGCAGAGCGGGTCGAGGCCCGCGCGGGCGGCGAAGAGGTGCCCGAGCTCGTGCGCGAGCGTCCACTTCTCGCGGCGAGGCTCCCCGGCCCGTCGCAGGAAGACCGCGTTACCGAGCGCGCGCGTGTGTCCTCGGTGGGCGTCGAGCACCGCGATCCCGTTGCAGCGTGCGACCTCGCGGAGGTCGACGACGTCGTCCTGCGCCGCGCGCTCGAGCGCCTGTCTCGCGATCCCTTCGTACTCCTGCCACCCGACCACCCCGACCTCCGCGCGCCCACGCGATCGAGGGGATCAGATCCACGCGGGTGTGACCTTCAGCGTCGACGGCCGAACCGCTGCTCAAACCTTTCCCGCTCGCGCGCGAGGTGTCGGCCCTCGGCCTCGAGCGCGGCGGCCGAGTTGCGTTCGACGACGTCCCACGAGCCGCCGTCGCTGAGACAGGCAGCCATCAGCTCATCGCCTTCGAAAACGAGATCGAACGAGTAGTAGTGGTTCTTGGTGGACGAACTGACTCTGCGACCTCGCGTGTGATCGTCGTCATCTGTGTACAGCTCGTTTCGGGAGCACGTGGCCAGCGCAGCGCGGCGAGTCACCGTCGCGCAGTCCTGATCGGCGCGGTGGTGTTCCAACATCTCGGCGGGCAACTGGGCTTGCTCCGAACGATCGCGGAGCTCGCGCTCCCGCTCCTCAGAGATCCCCTCCGCACGCTCCACAACAAAGGTCACGTCGGTGCACGACACGAGCTCTCCATCCGAGAAGCGCGGGTACGCGTCGACGCGCTCAAGACGTGTGGGACGGCTCGGGGGCGGCGGTTGCACAGGTGCGACGGGAAGAGGTGCCGCGCTAGTCGCCGCCGGTGCCGGCTCATCACCGCAACCGACCAGAACCAGCAACCCGAAAACGAACGCGCGCATCATGCGATCGGACTTGCGATGCACCCTCGGCGCAACCCTGAACGTTCGTCGTCCCCCGTTCGGGTGACGGTAGGTGTAGCCAAACGTCGCACCAAAGTTGCGTGCGCGCGTGCATATTCGTTGACGCATACATGCGTCGGTGTAGTGTCTGGGCATGGCCGACGCCCCGCCCCGTCCCTCCGCCGCCTCGCTCGACGAGGTGTCCCTCGAAGACTTTCAAGCCGAGCTCGCCGCTCGCGACCTGCTCGCGAGCTGGGTGATCGAGAGCGAGGGCGTCTGGAGCGTCGTCGCGACGCGTGACGGGCTGCTCGTCGCGCACGCGGCCTCGAAGTCACTGCGCGGCGCGCTCGTGAAGCTCTTGCTCCGCGCCGACGCGCACGACGCGACGATCCCGCGCCCGCCCCGCGTGCCGGCCGAGGCGCGCGACTTCGTCCCCACCGAAGCGGCGCGAGGTGCGGCGTGAGGGACTGGCTCGCCGCTCTCGTGATCCTCACCGGCTTCGTCGCCGGCGCGGCCGCGACGACCTTCGTCGTCCTCGGCGGCCCTTGGTGGATCGGCGCCCTGGTGGTCGGCGGACCCGCGCTCGCGATCCGCCTCGTCCTCACCGTCGCGCTCCTGCGCGGCCCCAGCCGAAAGGACCGCTCGTGAGCGCGACACCCTACGTCCCGCCGTTCCGCCCGCTTCGAAACCACGACGAGTCGATGCGCATGGTCGGGGTCGTCGCCCACGCGCTGCTCCGCGTGATGTCGTCTTCCGACGCCGCCGAGGAGGCCGCACGCAACGTCGTGCAGGCCCTCGTCGACGGCGAGACCGTCCGCGTCTTCGACCACGTGCTCGACGTGCTGCGCAGCCCGACGCGCGCGGCCGCGCTCACGACCACGCTCGATCGAGCGCTCCGCATCGCCGCAGTCGAGGCGACGGTCGACTACGCCGACGCGGTCTCGACGTGGGGGTCGCAGCTCGAGCGGTGGGCGTTCCTCACCCGAGTCGTCGGTGTTCCCGAGGACGTGCTCCGCGTCCTCGAGCTCGAGCGCCGTGCGGCGCGTGGCGAGGTCGCGGCGTGACGCCCGAGGACCGGAAGCGCGCGGATCGCGCGTGGGAGGAGATGCGGCGCTCGCACATGAGGCAGGCACGGCTTCGCGTGCGAGAGGCGGAGCTCGAGCTTGCTTCGATCAGAGCTCAGATCGACCACGCCCGCGCCGAGGTCGCCGTCGCGGAGGAGTACGACCGAGGTCGGCGGGCGGCCTGCGTAGCGATGTCTTTGACCGTCGACGACCCGTCCGAGCGGGCGGAGTACGCGCGGGAGGCCGTCGAGAAGCGCGAGCGACGCTACTGCATGCTCCCGCATCTCGAAAAGCAGCTTGCCCCGGTAGAAGCGAGACTCGCTGAGTACCGAGGGAAGCTCGCAAAGATGCTCGCCGAGCAGCGCGCTGACCGTGCGTTTCGCAGGGCGATGCGAGCGGCGTACGGAGCCCGGGCCGAAGGGCGCACCGCGTGACCGCGACCGTCCACCTCCGCGCCGAGTTCCGCGACGGTGAGCTCGTGCTCGCGTCACCCGCGCCTGCGGTGACGGGGCGCGTGTTCCTCTCGTTCGTCTACGAGCGCGAGGACCGACACGAGGCCTTCGCCGCGGCCCGACAGCTCGGCGAGCAGCTCGGCGCGAACGTCCGGCTCTGCCCCGCGTGCACCGCGTGGCTCGGCCGGCGGCGCTGGGACCCCGACTCCGACGACCCCGAGTGAGCTCTCGAAGCGGCGGCGCGCCCGCGCCCGTTCATCCCCCCGCGCGCGCGGTCCCCCATCCCTCCCGCGCGCCGTCGCTTCGAGCACTCACCACCGCCACCCGAACACAAACGAGGAACCGTGCCCCACTGGAAACCGATCAAACCGAAAGCTCGCGGCCCGCTGCAGGACAAGATCGCGCGCGCCCTGACGCCGCTTCTCTCCGGCCCCGACGCCGCGATCCACGCGCGCGACATCGTCGAAGCGCTGGTCACCGGCGCCGGCGAGGTGCGCAACGTCTACGCGCTCGCGCGCCACGAGCTCCCGGCCGAGGTGCCCGACGTCGTCGTCGGCATCGTCACCGCGATCTGCGTGCGCGAGGCCGTCGACGCCTCCGTCGAGCAGCGCGACGACGAAGAGCTGCTCGGTGACGCGGGCGTCCCGAGCGAGCTCGTCTCCGAGGTCCTCGCCGAGCTCGCCGAGCTCGGGAAGGGACGGGCGGCGTGACTCTGACTCTTACCAACGAGCAGGTGGTTTCGATTCTGAAGCAGGCCGAAGGCCTGAGGCGTGCGCTCGACCGGCTGCCTCATTGGACCGACGAGGCCGTCCCCGACATCTACGACGTCCGCGCCGCGGAGAGGCAGCTCGGCGAGGCGCTGGAGCCGCTGAAAGCCATCGAGCAGACGCTTCGCGCAACGAAGCTGCGCGAGGTGGCGTGGGTCGAGACGATCAACGGGTCGGCGAGGCTGGGAGAGCGCTCGCAGCCGGTGCTTCGCTGCGCGGACGACTGGCTCGACGCCTTCGAGGCGTTCGTCGGAAAGTCGGTCGACGGTGCGATCGCAGGCGGCGATCGTTGGCCCGGGAGCTTCGTCGCGTTGTGCGGTTCGTACGCGGTCTGCCCGAGGGGCACGCCCGCGCCCGAGCGACTCCAGCGGTACGGCTACCACCACGACGTCGACCGCATCTTCGACATCCTCGAAGGCGACGAGAAGCCCGAGCGCGCCCACAGAGGTCGAACTCCGTGGTCGACGTTCTGCGACGCGGTCGAAGGCGAGTCCATCATTCGACTCGCGATCTCGTCGGAACACGGCGCCCCAGGCGTCACCGTCGACGCAGCGCGCGTTCGTCAGGCGCTCTTCGGCATCGTGACCGGCGACCCGATCGAACGCATTGACGTGTCGTTCGACCCGCCCTTCGGCGACGGCTTCCTGCCCCGCGGGGTGCGGTTCGAGACGCGGCGTGGGTGCGCGTGGGTGATGAACTACCGCGCCGCCGACGAGCCGCGGCGCGTGGTGCTGGAGGTCGACCCGTCATGATGGCGCTCACGCTCCCGCAGCCCGTCCCGGAGTGCGTGCTCCGTCACGGGCAACGCGTGCTCCGACTCGCGCAGCGCCCGGACCACCCGCAGCACTACTCGACGCGCCTCCGAGTCGGCCAGCGGATCGCGCTCTACGCGAGCGGCGAGATCGTTCCCTACCGCGTCCCCGAGCATCGCGACCCGATCCCGACGTACGTCGCGCTCGACATCCCTCTCGGTCTGCCGCGCCACGCGGTCGTCGCGACGGCCACGATCGCGGGCTACTTCACCGCGGAGGCCGAGCGGCGCGGCGCACCGTGGAAGCGCCTCGACTCCGGCCCCGGCGGTCGCGCCATCGTCGGGAACACCACCACCGGGATCTCGATGTTCTCGCACGGCGAGGTCATGCGCTCGTCGCCCATAGCGAAGAGCTGGCTCGACGCCTGCGACGAAGCTCTGAGCTCGAAGTGGTGGGGTCTCTCCGCGGCCGACGCGCCGATCGAGACCGAGGACCTCGCGCGGCGTGACGCGTACGTCGCCGGGCGCGTACGCGCGTTCGGGTGGTTCCTCGAGGACGTGGTCGAGATCGATCCGCCCGTCGCGGCGACCCGGCCGGCGAAGCACCCGATCTCCGCGATCGGAGTGTGGGAACTCGGCCGCGTCGCCGCGCTCGAGGTCGCGCTGCGCGAGGAGCAAGCGCGGGAGGCACGCGATGCCGGGTGACTCGCTCGACGCGCTCGACGAGCTGGAGGCCTGGGAGGTCGTGGTCGACGCGCTCTTCGACGAGATCATGCAGCACGTCGAAGAGCGTCACGTGCCGATGGCCGAGAAGCTCAGAGACCGGATGCACGCGCGAGGGGACTACACGCGCGCAGACCTCGGGCGCGCGCGGTTCAAGCAGCTCGCGCGACGACTCGACGCGCGCGGCTTCGCGATCGCGAGGGCTCGATGACGTCGCCGCGCGTCTCGCGCTGCCGCTCGTGCGGCGAGCGCATCTACTGGGCGCGGACGGCCTCCGGGAAGCCCATGCCGGTCGACGTCGTGCGCGCGGGCAACCAGACACCCCGCACCGTCGGCAACGTCGACCTCCGTCGGCGCACCGACGATCCCTCCGAGCTCACTGCGACCGTCGTCGCTGATGCCTCGAGGTCGCCGCAGCTCTGGACGAGCCACTTCGCGACGTGCCCGCACGCCGCGCAGCACCGGAGGGCGAGCTCGTGACGTCGCTCCGCGTGTTCACGTGCGGGCCCTACGGCGCGACGTTGCGACCCGAGGCGTGCGCGCAGCGCTTCCACCGTCAGGTCGGAAGGCGCAGCGCGACCGCGGGCCCGCGCGCCGATCGCATCCACTGCCACGAGTGTCCCGTCGGCGCGGCTCACGCGCGCGGCGAAGACGCCCCGGGCGTCGAGTACTCGCTCGTCGACGTCTCCGCCCCCCGACCCGTGCACCGACCCCCCAGCCCCGAGAGCTTCCCCACCATGCCCGCCACGACCACCGAGACCCGTCCGACGCGCCCGTGCAACCACCCCAACTGCGGCGTCCCGTTCGTCCCGACCCACCACCGCTCGCTCTACTGCGTCGATCACCGCACGCCCGCGGCCGCGCTCGAGCGGAAGACGCTCCGCGACGAGCTCGACGCCGCGCTCGAGCGCGCGGCGGAGGCGACGCGCGCGAAGACCGAGCCGCCGACACCGCACGCGCCGACCGAGCACGCGGCGCCGACCGAGCCCGCGGCGGAGACCCCGTGGTCGCCGCACGAGCGAGCGGTGGCGGGCTGGGTCTCGAGCAACGAACTCGATGAGCTGGAGATCGCTGCAGCGCAGGCCGACGGAGACGCCTGGGACGTCGACGAGGGGTGCTTCGGTTGGGTGCGTTGGGAGTGGTTGCTCGAGCACCGCACGAAGGCGCTCGTTCGTCTGCGAAACATCGTCGAGCGCACGAAGCGCGTCGTCGGCGAGGCGTGGACGAAGGATCGGCCGCTCGCCGAAGCCGTCACCGCGAAGTGCGCGTTTCTCGAAGCCGACGCGCAGCGCGAGCACGACGGCCGGCTCGAAGCCGAGAAGGCGCTGAGCGACGCGCGGACGACGCTCCTCGAGCGTGGCGAGCGCATCGAGGTTCTGCAGCGCGAGCTCTCGGCCGCTGAAACGCGCGCGGGCTATGGCGACCGCGTCGCCGATCGTTTGAACCACGCGATGCTCGCGATCATCGAGGTCGAGGCCGCGTGTCGCGACGACATCGACGAGGACGAGCTCGACGCCGAATGGGCCGCGCTCGACGCGGAGGGCGTCTCTCAACGCGCACGCGAGCTCGTGGAGTACGTCCGCTCGCTGCGAGCCGAGAGCCAAGTAGCTCAGGTCCCGCTCGACCGCGCAACGACGGTCTGCGGCGGGGGCGAGCTCGACCGCGCACGCGAGGTATTCGTCGAGGCGATCACTCCACCGGGCGTCAGCGCGGCCGCGGTGCTCCGCGCGGTCGGCTACCAGATCGTCACCGTCGACAGCCCGCGCGGCCCGGTGATCGTCGTAGAGGGCGCGCGTGGGTGAGGCCCTCGAGCGCCCGCCCGTGGTCGTCGGCGAGACGCTCGAGCACGTGCTCGCGGCCGCGGCGGGCCAGAGCGTCGCCGAGATCCGCGCAGGCCTCGCGCGCGAGCTCGAGCGGCAGCGCGACGTCGTCGCTGGCGCCCCGGAGGCCTGGCGGACCCTGCGCGAGCGCGTCGCCGTCGCGCGGCTCTCGCGGCTCCTCGCACCGCTCGCGATGCTCCCCGAGGACGTCGCAGCGTTCGCGCGCGGTGCGCTCGAGCGCACGAAGGCCGTCGAGCAGGTCGAGGCCTTCGTCGACGGGGGCGACCGTCGGTCGTTCCTGTTGCTCCTCGGCCCGGTCGGCACCGGCAAGACGCTCGCGGCAACCACGGGCGCGGCCGCATCGGTGCGGCGCGCGGTCGTGCGATGGCTCGAGGAGCTCGACGCGCGCGACGGCGCCGCGTGGGCCCGCGCGGTCGGCGAGCGCGCGATCTTCGCGGAGAGCTCGAGCGCGCTCGTCCTCGCTGCGGTGCGCGGTGCGCAGCCGCCGCGACCGCTCGGGCGACGCTTCGCGCTCTGGCGCGCGAGCGAGCTGCCGCGGCTCTGGGCACCGTGGAGTGACGAGCTGCAGGCGGGCGCGACGCCGGGTGCGCGCGACGTCGACGTGCTCGTGCTCGACGACCTCGGCGTCGAAGCGAGCTCGCCGCGCTTCGACGTCGCCCTCGGCGAGCTGCTCGAGCACCGCGCGAGCTCCGCACGAAAGACGATCATCACCGCGAACCTCGCCCCGGGCGCGATCCGCTCGCGCTACGGCGACCGCATCGCGGACCGGTTGAACCACGTCGGCCGCGTCGAGCTCGTGCGCGGCGCGTCGCGACGCAGGAAGGGGGCGCTCTGATGGCCGACCTCGAGAAGCTCGCGCTCGCGCGTCACCCGCTCCCCGAGTGGGTCGCGCTCACCGAGTGGCGACCGTCCACCGGCTACACCGGTCTCGATCGACGGCTCGACGTGGCCGCCTTCGCGACGTGGCCGTCGAGGAAGTACTACCGGATCGCGTACGAGATGAAGCGTTCGCGCGGCGACTTCCTGCGCGAGCTCGACCACCCCGACAAGCGAGCGTGGACAGAGGAGCACTTCCACGAGACGTGGTTCGTCGTCAGCGACCCGAAGATCGCTCCCCTCGAGGAGCTGCCCGTCTCGTGGGGGCTTCTCGTCCCGACGAAGAAGGGCGACGGCCTCCGGCAGCTCCGACGAGCTGCACCCCGCGAGCCGAAGGACCTCTCCACGGCCGCGTGGACGAGCGCGATTCGTCGCATCGCGGAGCGCGCGGCCGCGCTCGAGCGGGGGACGATCGTCGACGGCGCCTCGTTGAGTCGAGATGAGCTCGAAGAGCTCGTCGCGACCCGCGTCCACGAGGCCGTGCAACCGATGACCGAGCTCCTCTTCAAGGAGCGCGAGCGGGCGCGGGAGGCGATCGGCGCGGCCGAGGGCAGCATGGGGCCGCTCCGCCACCTCGCGCGCGTTGCGCGAGACTTCGTCGATTGGACCGAGTCCGACGAGCGGACGGTCGACCGTCTCATCGAGCGCGCGGTGACGCGACGCATCGAGAGCCTCACCAGCCTGATTCGCAACGCCCACGAGGAGCTCGGGGCGCTGCGGCGCGCGACGGAGGGCGAGCGTGGATGACTTCGTGGACCTCCACGAAGCGGCTCGTCGGCTCGGCTTCACCTCGAGCGGGATCCGCACGCTCGTCCGGCGCGGCGAGCTCGTCCCGGATGGGCGCGGCCGCAAGTTGATCGCCCTCTTCCGACCGTCGACCCTGCAGGCCTTCGTCGAGGCCCGAGCCGCGCGCTACGCTCGCCCCCGTCATGCACAGCGTGCCGAGCGAGAAGGAGAGTCCCTTGGCACGACAGAGAGGCAGGAAGACCGCGCAGCGCGGGGTCTTCGAGATCACCCCGCCCACGCGGGCGACGTCGGCGACGCCGGCGACGCTGGGCACCTACCGGATCCGGGTCTACTTCGTGGACCCGAAGACCGGACAGAGCCGGGAGCGAGACCGGCTGATCACCGCGGCGTCGGCCCTCGACGCGGCGCGGATTCGAGCGGAGGAGAGCGCGCGAGCTGCCGAAGTCCGAGGCGCGGCCGAAAGGCCCACGCTGCGGACTTACGCGACCTCGTGGCTCACGCGGAAGCTGCTCTCCGTGCGACCCAGCACGGCGAAGCACTACGCGAGCACCCTCGAGGCGGCGATCCTGCCGACGCTCGGGGACACGTACGTCGACGCGCTCACGCGTGACGACGTCATCGCGTGGCTCACCACGCAGGCGGCGGGAGGGCACTCGCCCCACACCGTCAACGGTCGGCTCCGCGTCCTGCGGACCGTGCTGCGCGACGCGGTCGCCGAGCTCGAGCTCACCCGCGACCCGATCGCGCGCGTCGCGTCCCTGCCGACCACGCAGGACGACGAGGACGAGGACGAGGACGACGAGCGCGGCAAGCACCTCGAAGCGTCCGAGCTCCGCGCGCTGCTCGAGGCGGCGGAGCGGGTCGTGCCGAAGTGGCACCCGCTCTTCCTCACCCTCGCCCTCACGGGCGGTCGGTGGGGCGAGATCTCCGCGCTCCGCTGGCGCGACCTCGACCTCGAGAAGGGCGAGCTACGGATCCGGCGGGCGCACGTGCGAGGCATCGTCGGGAGCCCGAAGACCGCCGCGTCGAGGCGGCGCGTCCCGATCCCCGAGGTCCTCGCCGAGACCCTGCGTCACCACCACCGCGAGCAGCTCGCGGGGCGGCGCACGCAGAGCGAGGCGGGCTGGGCGTTCCCGTCGACCACCGGCGGGCTCATGCAGCCGAGCTCGGCGCGGAAGCCGCTCGCGAAGGCGGCGAAGGAAGCGGGGCTCGACGTCCGCCCGTCGCCGCACTGGTTCCGCCACACCCTCAACCGGCTCCTCCGTCAGGTCGAGCCGGGCGTGGTGCAGCGGGCGATCACCGGGCACGTCACCGAGGCGATGTCCGAGCACTACGACCGCGTCTCGCTCGGCGAGAAGCGGGGTGCGGTCGGGCGCGTCCTCGAGCTCGTGCTCCGCTCGACGGGGACGGAACCGGGGACGGGAGAAAACCGGGGACAGAACCGGGGACCGCTCGACGGAACGAAGTAG